TTGTCTCCCTGCTTGACAAAGTCAGACTGGTAGTAGTCACCTGCGAACATAATCCTTGAGTCTATACCAATCCTTGTTACGACTGAGTCGAGTTCGTGGAAGGTTAAGTTCTGCATTTCGTCAACGACTATGATAGCATTGTCGAATGTTGTACCACGGATAAAGGATGTGGAGTGAAACTCGATTATGCCTTGCTCGACCAATTGATTGTACGACCCACCCTGCTCGAACATATCGTTTGTCAGTGACATGTATGGAGTGATGAATGGTAGGAGTTTCTCTTCTGCTGTTCCAGGGAGGAAACCTACTTCTCTTGTTGGTACCACTGATCGTATAATATGAATCTTCTCCCAAGGAGTAGACTTATCCATTACGTCTTGTAGAGCAAGGTACAATGCAGTGAACGTCTTACCTGTTCCTGCTGAACCACTCAGTACCAGATGGTCGCCTTCTTTCCATGCTTCCCTTGCCTTCAATTGATTATCTGTTAGTGCTTCAAACGTACCAAGGTCTTCGATCTTTAACCTACGAGGAGAGTCGTGGCGATGTCTCTTTGTTGACTGCATTGTTAGACCTTAATGGTGTTGTCGCGACCAGAGTATCTCTTGGTCTGTTTAAGAATATCCTTCCATCCATCAGAAGTTTGTTTGAGAGTACCACCAACATGTGTTACAAGCATAGGTGATCTCTTGTGCAGTATTTCGACTTCACCTGCATCAATCTTTTCTTTTATAGAAGAATATGAACATAAAAGTTCCTTCTCTTCTCCAGTCTCTAAAACTCGAACATCATACAATGGCATTAAAACAACTCCGATTAAAATAAAGGTACACCTATAGTTAGTCCATCTCTTATCTTGGAATATAAGTAATAGTGTGTTGAGAAAGAGTAGAATGTAGCAGGAGGCAGACGATGTTCTTTATTATAAGCATCTCGAGTGAGAAGGCAACATCTTTTGGAAATGAATTGAAAATAGATAAAAAGAGGTGACGTAACCCTGTCCGAAGACAGGGCACGAGATTTGATCACCTCCTAATTACTTATCCGACTAGACTGAAGTTCGAGTTCATTGATGTAGTCATCAAGAAATGCTCGTTTCTTTTCCACCTTATGGGCAAGTTCCTCCTTGCCCTTTCTCGTTAGTTTATGAACATAGTTCGATAATTCTGCGCTATCCTTGCGCAAGCGTTCAAGTTGGTTTGTTGTTACCATAGGCGACTCCGATCTTAAGATAAGTGTTAAGGACGTGTCATAATAAATTAGGGATTGCCTCCTTCACTCTTTTAACTGTTAACCCTTTGCATGGAGTTTTCTTCGCGACCATGTCGACCAGAATTTCAGCATCTTTTGGGTGAACAGATTCTAGCATGCCAATAAAGATAGACTCTCTGCGCATAGCATCCATTTGATCTGCTTTGAGTCCCTTGACAAAATATGTTAATTTCATGTTCTGCTTGTGCCAACTGGAAGGTGCAGTCTCTGCAACCGATGGAGTAAATGGGGGTCTACTATCGGGGAGAAGAAACTGTATCTTTTCGTCGAACACACAACGAACGTAATCTGCGAATGAGGTGTATGTTGTAAGATAGTATCTGATCAGTTCTACCTTCTTAGCAGGTTTGGTTTCACTGCTAATTGATTCGATTATTTCATACAGTTCAAATCTCTTTGACCTGCCTTGTTGTGTTTCAGTTATCATAAAAATTTCCTCATACTTTTATATAGGACAGTCGGTACGAATTCGTTGTCCCATTATACGTGTTTATACTTAAAAGTTTATCATTTCAAACTATGACTTCTTATTGACAGAAAGGTGCGTTCGATTGATCCTACAGTTGATTATGCCGTTGTAGTAGTCATCGTTGTGTAAGACACCACGGTCGAACTGCTCCTTCGTTTCATAATAAGCACAGTCTCCTTTGGTTGCACATAAGCGAATAATCTCTCGCTTGAATGCATCTGCGCCATACTGCTCACGCAACTCTTGAACCTTGACTGAACTTCCGAAGTAGTCTTTCCAGTCTGATTCGACCCGAGTGTGCTTCCTGCGCTTACGGGTCTTGGTGATTGGCAGTGTCTTCTTTCTGTGGAAGAACTTCTTGCCGACATACTTCATGTCAGTGTTCAGTTCCGTTATGACATAGACGAAACCAACCCAGTGTTCAAGGGACTCGTACTCTGGCGCAAATTCCTCGCCTTCATAGATCCAGTTCATTGGGCAATAATTGGAGTGCCACACATCGGGCAATACTCGGGTTCAGTCCCGTCCATCGAATCAACAATCACTTCGGTGACGGATTCGCAGAGGTCGCACTCTATATTATAGTGGTCATCCATTATCATAACTCTTTTCGTTCATAGTATTATATAGGCAGTCACTTAACTGCCCCCCAGACGTTCTTCCAGTCTCCGCTTATCGCGCCACGAGCATAGTCTGTAGACCTGTTCTCGAAGAAGTTGGTGTGTGTTGGTGCGTTGATCATTTCTTCAACCCAGAGTAGTGGGTTCTTCTTAACTTTGAAGATCCCTTTCATGCCAAGACTAATCAGTCGACGGTCAGCGATGTAGCGGATATACTTCTTCACTTCTTCTGCTGTCAACCCTTCCATTGGACCCATTGCAAACGCGAGGTCGATAAACTTGTCTTCCAGTTCTACCATGCGCTCGGCAATTGCGTAGATCTTTCCCTTCAGGTCATCGTTCCATATCTCTATGTTTTCTACGATGTATGTACGAAACAGTTTGATCATTGACTCAGCGTGCATAGTTTCGTCGACGATAGACCATGTGACAATCTGCCCCATGCCTTTCATCTTACCATGACGCGGAAAGTTCAGCAACATGATAAACGAGGAGAACAACTGCATACCTTCAGTGAATGCGGAGAACGCTGCGATGTTAGTAGCGACTGCTTCCTTCGTGCCGTCAGAGGCAGACAAGTCCATGAAGTAGTCGTGCTTCTCGCGCATTGCTTCGTACTCGAAGAATTCGTTGTACGTTGACTCGGGCATACCAAGAGTCTCGATCAGGTGCGAGTATGCAGCAACGTGCAGTGCTTCGCGCGCAGCGAAACCCATAAGCATCATGCGCACTTCAGGTTGCGGAAAGTGCGGGAGGTAGTTGTTGACATATCCACCAGCAACGTCGATGTCGCCCTGCGTGAAGAAGCGAAAGATATTAGTCAAGAAACCTTTCTCTTCTGGACTAATCTTACGCTGCCAGTCCTTGACATCTTCTGCCATGGCGACTTCTGTGTGTAACCAATGCGACTGCTCATGCTTCAACCAAGCATCGTATGCCCATGGGTAATTGAATGGTTTGAAATATTCTCTTTCGTCTGTCAACTTTAACTTCATTCTCTTTCTTCCTTGTCTTTGTCTGAAAACCATGCGACTAATACTAATCGCTCTCCTTCGTATACTTTTGAAACTCCGTGTTTCAGGTCTGGACCATAAATCAAACTCTCACCTACGGACACTGGTAGAACATCTGGGGTTATCTCCCGTCCATAGGGTGGGTGTGTTTCTTCGCCTCCGTTTCTTACGCAGTACTCGTTTCCTGGTCTTGCTCTTTGGGCGTATCTTTCCATGACAAGAGAGTGACCGCCAACAAGATCGACATCGTCGAGAAGGGTGACGATAGTGAGGTCTGTGTTGTTGTCATGGTGCATTCTCGTAAACGATCCTTTTACATATCGCAGAAAGTACACACCAATACAATGTTTGTGTTTAGAATATTTCATCAGAGTGTCCAAGAAACCAAACTCGAACTCATCACTAACCTTAAGATCTGCCCTTTCCATATCAAAAAGGTTATACATCTGAAACACTTTATAGAATTTGAGACTTGCTGCCAAGTCCCTTGCCTCATTCAGTTCTTCCTCAGAAAGAACATTGTCCATTATATATCCTGACATACCTATCCCTCGCAGGCGATACACTCGCTGTCATCAATGACAGCAGCGAGGTCGATCTCTTTAATTACATCACGTTCGATACGCGCACTTACTTTATCTGCCTTGCCAAGTTTCTCAGAACGACAGTAGTACATGGTCTTCACTCCGCGCTTCCACGCAAGGA